CGGCGCCGTAGCCGTCGCCGTAGCCGTCGCCGTCGCCGTCGCCGGAGCCGTCGCCGGAGCCGTAGCCGTAGCCGTCGCCGTAGCCGTAGCCGGAGCCGGAGCCGGAGCCGGAGCCGTAAAGGCTCGCCAGCTTCGCCGGCTCGCCTCTAATTATCACCGGCTCCATGGTTGCGCCTCCCAAGCCGCGACCGCTTCGGGAGTGCATTCAATGATGCTGGTGATCTTGCGGACTTCGATATCGGCCGCTGGACCTACCTTTGATTGCTTATCCGGGCCAGTCGCAGCAAGGCCCATGAAGCCGCGAACGCCATGAGACCAGTAGATGCAATTGCGAGCCGCGCGAAGCTTGATGACATCACCGCTGGTATCGTCAGCATAGCCAAAGAATACGCCGCGATGCTCAGTGGTCACCACGACGGCGCGCTCCTTGCCGTTGGCCTTATTGCGATTTGGATGGTTTATCACTTCTAGTTCTCCTGCCCCTGAAAAACCCCGAGGCGCGGGCGTTCGGTGATTCATCTCTTCTCAATGGCAGAGCACTCCCAGAGCAAACAGAAGCACAAAGGGTATGAACGGTGTGATGTTGGCGATGAGATCAAAGATCATGTTCGCTTCTCAATTCGTCGCGTCGCTGAATGCTGCGGAGCGGATTTGGCAAAGCCGCGTGATGCGATCTTCTGCCGATGCGTCTTGATGCCTATATGCCGGTCGCTTATGCGCTTGGTCTTGGCAATGGCTGGAACGTCGCGGTTAGTCGTCTTGTCCTTGTGGCAGGCGATACAAAGAACGACGCAATTTTCAAGGACCGGCTCGCCACCGAGCCCGTCCGGGATATCGTGGTCGTAATGATATTTGCCGATGGTGAGCTTTACGCAGCACCGCTCGCCGCCATATGGCGTCCCCTCGCAGCGCCCGTTGGCCCTTGCGAAGGCATCCCGCCTAACTTGCTTGGAAAACTCGCGCCTCATGCCGCCGTCTCCGGTTCATGAAACACGACGCCATTTTCAGCACCCCATTGAAAGATGAACTCGATCAAGTCCGTCATTTCCTGTTTTGAAAGATCGGAGGATGACTGGCCCCATGGAATGAATGTCGTATTGTCCAACGAGGGGATGAATTGAACCTCCCGACCGCAAGCGTGCATGAACAAGATTTTCCACTGGTCCGGCGTATATTTGCGGCCGGCGTGTTCTTTCTGAGTGGCAACGTCTGTCAGCATCGCCCACATGCGGTCGTTTTGGGGAAGTGAACGCTTCGCGCCCTTGAACTCAATGCGCGTTCCTGACGGCACTTGCGTAACAAGTCGCAATGCCCGTTCGCGATCTGCGTTCCCGTGTATGGCGATCAGCGCGCGGCTCATGCTGCTGCCTTTTCGCCGTACAGACTATTGAGTTGTGAAAGCTTGACGGCCAATTCCAACAGGAAGCTTGCTACTTCGGTTTCGAGTTCGGAAATGCGCTTATCGTCCCGGTCAACGCGCTTGATGAACAGCCGCATGTTTTCCGGCATCCTGGGATCATACGAAACGAAATCGCACCACTTCCGGCCCGTGCAGGCCATCTGATACTGCATCTGTGTTTCGTATTTGCCGGGAACGGCTTGACCGAGCAGTGTTTCAAGGTGCGCCGCGGTCTGCGGACATTTGATCTCGACCAAGCCATCTTCGCCAACCATCCCATCGGGCGAACATCCCGATTGATCGATCTTCGGATGGGGAACAAATGCAATCTCCCGCACCGTGACACCTTGATAAAATTCGTAAGCCGCGCGGGCTTCGGGCTCGGTTTCCGTTCCATGCTGCATCGCTGCATTGGTGTAGGATTCGGCGGCCGTGCCAGTCAGGCGCTCGGCAATGAGTTGAGCGGCATAGTTGGCGCGGGAGGCCGCTGGGCCTGATTTGGTTTTTGCAACCACGTCCGCAACACGCGAAGCCGTTACCTTGCCAAGCCGCAATGCTTTCCATTCTTCCGAGCCTTGAATGATTTCGTCGGTCATTTCGCCGCCCTCTTTTTGTTGAGCGCAGCGATGGCGCGCGGGAAATCCTTGGTTGAAATGTTGGCGATGCCATCAACCTGGAAATACCGGCAGAAGGCTTCCTTGTCTGCACCGACTTCATCGGCCAGCGCTACCAATTCTTCGACCTGTTCAAGGCTGATAGCGCCAGCCTCGCCCGCTGCCTTGCCGTCATCATCGGCTGCGGCCGCCAGACCAAGCATCTGCACAAGCGAGTAACGCTGCAAATAAGTCAGCGTCGATCCGATGGCCTGGATGGCGTTCTTGTTGCCGGTCGTATCGGCAGGCCCGACAAGCGTTGTTTCCTCGCTATGGCCTGCCTTGTGTGATAGGATGCAAGTGACGCTAATACGGTCACTTTGCGCGGTGCGGAAACGATAGGAAAGGCCATGCGCGCCGATGATCGGATCAACCACCTTGGCGATGGCGGCAAAGTCGGCATAGCGCTTTTCGTTGTGGCCCTTGGCGCTGCGCTGGATCGGCGGGATTTCCTTTTTCGCCGCCGCGACCGCTTCATCGAATGCCTTGCGAGCCTGACTGGCTTCCCAACGCTCTTGCAGGTTCATCAGCTTTTCGATCATGTCGATATCGGCGCCGGACGAAACCGCGCGGTTCAACATGTCCATCGGCGTCACAGGAACCAGCGCGGACAGTTCGTCCTGAGGAATGACATTGATCTTCTCTAATGGCTTGGTACTCATTTGCTGTTCTCCATGCACTGCTTGACTGCTTCAAGATCATGCTCGTAAATCGCATCCAGGCGCTTCGCGAACTCGCCCATGCGTTCGTTCGCGACAAGAGGACAGGAACCAGCGCGGCGCTCGGCGGAATAGAAATTCAACAGCGCGCGCTCGCGAAACTCGGGGTCCATGCTCATAGCGACCAAGCTCCTTCGCCGGGGAAGGTACTGGGAACGCTAACTCGTAGGGCTTCACACGCCTTGCGGCCCTCATCGTCGAAAAGCGCTTCCGTTGGCTCCATCCAAGAACGAGACAGCCCCGGCGTTTCGGAATCACCATCGCCATTCTTCTGCCATTCGCTGGCGTAGAATTTCAGGACAGCCTCCAACTCTTCAATCCGCTGATAGGCCGCTCTCAACTCTTCCGGCTGTACAGGTGTTGCATCGCCTGTGAAGGCTCCTAGTTCGTGATAGTTTGGATGGCCTTTGTGGTTGGTCATGCTGCGCTCTCGATCTGTCCTATACGCTGGCGCGTCACCCCAAAAACTTGACCAATTGTCTCAAGCCGAGCGCCGGATTTTCTGGCCAGCTTGATCGCATCGTTGCGGCGAAGCCCAGCAGCAATCCGTTCCTTCATTTTTTTTATAGCTTCATTTTCCTTGAGAAGTTGGGCCTCATGCCTCGCCGCTGTCTGAGCCCGAGATTCTTTCCTACCCGGACTTATGTAATCAGCGTAGTCACCTTGCAGCCGATGAAAACGGCCAATTACCGCATTCCGGGTTGTTCCGATCTCCGAAGCGATTTCGCTGGCGCTTTTCGTCGGCCATAGACGTTTGAGCGCAGCATCTTTTTCAGTCGTCCACTTCACTCTGCCGCCTCCGCGTATTCTTCCCTCGCCCTGCGCTCGGCATTCATCTTCCGCAATTCAGCTTCAACTGATGCCCAGCGCTTCGCATCGTCTTGAACGTACAGATGCCAGCGCCAACCCTTGCAGTGTTCGTTGTGATCTTGGGGACCGCAGAGCAGTTCGCGGATTTGTTCGGCTGAACCGATGACTGCGTAGGACATCACATGCTTCGCCGATAGCTGATGATGGTTGCCTTGATCGCCTTTGACAGCGCGCCGGGCGCGACGCCCTGACGCTTGCTGCCACTAACCAATAGTTCGATGGTGTCAACGGGAATGCCGTGCTCGATGAGTGCGGTCACGCAAGCCGCAGCGGCGTCATGATCGGCATCTTCCGAAGCCGGGGTGACTTTCTCCGCTGTTGGAGAGCCCGTGGCGTTTCGGTGATCCATGATCTCTTTCCCTTTTCCGCTCAGAGCTGGTCTGGAGCGATGGGGATAAATCTATAGGACTATTCCTATCCAGTCAATAGGCATAATCCTATTGGGCATAATTATTTTCGCGGCCTATGCTCTGGATTCAACCGGGGCGTGCCAAAATGTTGAAATTCGTGTGGGTTTTTGCTTGGCTATTAATTCTGGGGTTTCCAGCCGTAGCCCAGCCTGAAATCCCCGTGGCCGAGGAACATACTGAGATTTTTATCCCGCTGGGCTATACCGAAGTGCTGCGGTTTCAGTCTGTGATCGATACGGTGAAGGTTGTCACCAAAGGGGCGGTGGAGGCGAACCCGCTCACCGACCGTTCAATTGCTCTAACCGGCATCGGGATTGGTTCGACCATCATGCTTGTGTACGCGCCGAACGGGGAGTTGCTCTATAAATCCAGGATAACGGTCGCCGCCAGCGAACCGGGGCATCGGGTCAATGTGCACTCCAAGCCGAACGCTCCTCATGAGTATTGGGCTTACTACTGCACGGGAACAAGGTGCGCGCGGGTTAAGGACGATCTTGAGGGCGCCCCGCCCGACAGCCGGATCAGCCGCAGCACCACAATATACGTTCCGGGCCAAGGTTGGACTTCCCAATCGAGCACCGAAAGACGCTAACTGCGGCTGTATTTCCCTACCATGACATGGCAAATCTGCCATTCGCTCTTTCTCATGGTGAACTCTCGCGGTGTGAGTTTACCATCCGAGTTCCATTCCTTGACGTACCATGTATCGGCCGTCTGGCGGCGCAGGTATTTGATACTGGATAGGACTGTGCCATCGGCCCGGTGTGCTTGGAAAATGCATGTGGAGCCATCTCTGGGCGGCCTGTGGGGATGCACATGAACGATGTCGCCAGGCTCAAGCGCGGGGAACATGGAATCGCCGGTAACCATTACCCCGTAACCATCCTTAACTCTTGCAAGGGGTTCGGGCCTCGCCACCCAATCGACAGGATCGCTTGACAAGACAATAGCCCCTTTCCCGCCTTGAGAAGTGGCGAAAACAGGTAAATCGCGCTCTCCGATGAGCTGCGATCCCGGAATTATTGGGGTTGATATATGTGGAGGGTCGGCGTTCGTCACCTTCCCGACATTATTAACAACCCGAGATTGTGGCTGTTTTGTGCCACCATTAGAAACTTTTAATGTTGACTTGGATTCTGGCCCGCGCAGCCGCTCCTCCGGTACGCCGATCTCCCTTGCTAATGCTGATCGTACCTTTTCAGGCAACTCTAAAGGAATGCCGCGCCTGATGAACTGCTGCAAATAAGCATGGTTTTTGTTGATCTTTTTCGACACTTCGGAGAGCGGCCGCTTTAGCTCGGCCGCCCGGTCGAGAATCAATTGCCGCACTGCATCCATGAGGGAGTTTATAGGTAATTTCCTATCGGGAGAAAAATAGGATTTACCCTCTTGACTTATAGGAATAGTCCTATAGTTTGGCTCGTCATGACGCACGCTGAACAATTCCTAGCCGAAGTCGAAGCCTTCCTGGAACGAAGCAATATGACCGCCAGCGCCTTCGGCAAGGCCGCGGTCAATGACCCCAATTTTGTTGGCGACCTCCGCACGGGCCGAAAGCCCAATCTCGGTTTAGTCGATCGCGTTCACGAATTCATCAAATCTCAAGAAGAGGCGGCTGCGATTTCCTCGGAACAGGCGGCGGCCGAATGAGCGGATCAGGTCATATCTATTTCCTGCGCCACGGCGATTTCGTGAAGATCGGATTTTCCACGAACTACCTTGAACGGTGCGCTGCGATTTCTGTCTGTACGCCAGAGGAAACTACGATCATCGCGGCTCACGCTGGCACGTACGCGGACGAGGCGCGATTTCACCGGCTGCTCAAGGCCCACCATCATCGCGCGGAATGGTTTCACTGGACACCCGAGGTTGAAGCGCTCGCGGTTAGCGGACTTCCGTTCGAGGCGGGGCGCTCGTCGCGGACCAGATCGGCCGCCCTCGATACCGTGCGAGAGAGGATCAGTGGCAAGGCAATAGCGAAGGCACTCAACACGACGCCGCAAGCCATTTCGCAGTGGAATCGCGTTCCGGTTCTTCGCGTGTTGGACGTTGAGAGGATCACTGGCGTTCCGCGTCATGAGCTTCGCCCCGATATTTATCCCGCGCCTACGCAAGCAGAGCAGGCAGCCGAATGACATTTAGGGTGGGGCAGAAAGTGGTCATGGTCGGGCAGGAAACATCTTACGATGTGGAGCATGGCTGGTACGGCTGGCCTCCATGCATCGAGCCCGGCGGCATCTACACGATCAGGGATGTTGACACGCGCGCCGCTGAATATGGGTGGCCGATTGTGCTCCGCTTCGAGGAGTTCATCATAAAACCCCTTCCTGTTCCAGATAGTCCGGAGTTGGGTTTGTGGGAATGCGGTTTCCCCGGCGACTGTTTCCGCCCCGTCGTTGAACGTAGCACAGACATCAGCGCATTGCAGGCGCTTCTTCTGCCGAATGCCAAAGTCTTGGAGGGCGCGTGACATGAACGCGCTCCTGCACCCATCGATGATTTGGAATTTCAATTCCGGGACCGCTGGCGGTCCGGATACGGCCGCTGCTCTGAACAACGCCCCATTTTCGGATGCAGCGGCCGGAATTATTTCACAGGTTCCGCTAGGTTGGTCCCCGGCGGATCGCCAGACGGCCGCCGAGGCTTCATCACCACTGGAGCTTTCGGCGGCCGTCATTGATTCAGTTTCCGCTTCGGCGGAAACTTGCGGCGGCGTGGTTAGGACACGCAGCGAAGGTAGCTCAGCAATAGAGCGCTGGCATGAGCCAGAGGTCACCGGGTGCAAATCCCGCGTCATCGTCGGAGAGACGTCTCCAGCCGGTATCAAGCCCGGCCCGCAAGATTTAATTCCAGAACCATACTCGGTACACAACACAAACTGCATCCCTGAACTGTTGGCAGCGCTCAATCGCGACGGGCACTATGTTGATCTGGATTTGCTCGCGGAAAATATCGACAAGATCGACCAGTCTGACGTGTATGCCAAGCGAGCCAAGCCATATCCGGACCTTGGCGAAACGCCTGACCGACATCAACTCACGTTCCTGGATGCCGAGCCAATCTACTGGCCTGTGGTACAGCGTACCTCACTCGATTGCGTCATGGAATGGCTGCTGCGTCTTGGCGGCGCGGTAACGACGCTCGCGAATGATCGCAATACAGAACAGCACGATCGATCCAACTCCGAAGGCTATCATTACAAATTCGGTCATCGAGGTCTCTCCCCTTTGACCGAGACGTAACTACTACGCGAACCTTTCTGCACGCTAATAACCGAAGCGAACATAAATCAACCATAGCGGGAACGGTAATGCTCTTTAATTTTCTAGCCGCCGTGGCTTCCATCAGTTCGATGACAGCAATTTTTCAGGGTCAGCCATTTTGGGCATTGGCCATTGCGGTGGCTGGAATTGTTCTTTGTCTGATTGAAATTCACCATCGAGATCGTGGAGCTAGTCATGAGTAACAGTCTCAAAGCCATAGTTCGCCATCTGGTTGAGCGCGTCGGCGGGCAAATCACAGCCGGCAAACTGCTGGGTGTTTCCACCACCGAAGTCAGCCTGTGGGGCAACGACAACAATACACGGTTTATCCCGGTCGATCATCTCGTGGACCTTGATGCAGCCGGCGGCGATTTGTTCCTGAAGCATCTGGCGCGCCAGCGCGGCTATGATCTGGTCAAGCGCGAAGAACAGCCGAACAAAGCTGATGACGTGCTCAGAACCATCGGGCAGCTAGCACGCGCCAGCGGCGATCTGGAATGTACCACGCTTGAAGCCGTATCAGACCACGATCTTACGCCTAATGAAGAGCGCGCGATACGAGATCGCATAAGGCCGGTGAAGGATTCAATCGAAGCGTTAGAGCAGTCGTTCGCTCACTAGTCGAGTTCGTTTTTCTTAATCCTCAGCGTTAACCGGGTTTGTATTCCGGCGAGGGGCAACACATGAAAGCGCGTGGGGATGGCAGACACAGGTTGCTGGACGCTGGAACAATCGGACGCTCTCAGGGGATTTGTTGGCGAGGGTTTTTCCTATTCGGAAACCGCTCACAAGATCAACGCACAATTCGGTACTGCCTACACGCGAAACTCGGCCATAGGACGTGCGAACCGGATCGGGCTTGCTTGTCCGGTGCGTCCAGGTGGTGGCACGGTCAAGCGCAGCGCGGAAGAAAAAATAGCAGCACGCATTGAGCGCAACAGACGTGCCAACGCACGATATCATGCGAAAATGGCCAGCCGCAAGCCGATTGATGAAGTCGAGTTCGAACGCAAGCAGGCGGCGCGCGAGAGTATTGAGCATTACATCGCGGCAAGCATCGAAGAATTGTCGGAGGATAATGTTCGCGGCATTGCTGCGCTGGGGGACCGCCACTGTAGATACCCGCTCAATGACGACATGAGCAATCCAATATTTTGTGGCCAGCGCACGTTCACCGAAGGCGCATCCTACTGTGGATTTCACCAAATGCGTTGCCACAGCCCAAGCACTCACACAGAGCAGGGAGCAGCAAAATGACCGATCTATACAACAATGCCTGGATCGAGCGGCAGAAACAGCTTTGGTTTTCCGTTGTCGATGATCTGGGCCCAACCGAACCTCGCAAGCCTCGCATCGATGAAATCCAGACCGCGGTTGCCAAGCACTACGGCGTGAAGCGGTTCGATATGCTTTCAGCTCGCCGTACTGCAGATGTTGTGCGGCCCCGTCAAATAGCAATGTATCTCTGCAAGCAACTGACGCTGAGATCAACGCCAGACATTGGACGGCGATTTGGCGACCGGGATCATACCACGGTCATTCATGCTGTGAAGAAAATAGAACTGTTGGCGGCAAAGGCTCATAGTGGCGTTGCCTCCGATCTTGCGATAATCCGCGCGGAGCTTCGCGCATGACCCGCAGGCAAACCCAGGCACTCGCATATATCGCCCGCCATATCAGCGATCATGGCCAGCCTCCGACATTGGCTGAAATATCCGCAGAGCTTGGCACCGCAAAAGGCAACGTCCACCGCATCGTTGCAGCCCTTGAACTGCAAGGACATATCCGCCGCTGGCCTAATCGTCCCAGATCAATTCAGATCATCGATCCCGGCGAGGTGAGGCTGAACGCCGACGTGTTCAAGCGTGTCCAGCAATACGCCGAGGCTTCGCACGTCGGCATTGACGCGGCGGCAAATGAATTGATCCGGCAAAGTTTGGGAGCGGCGGGATGACAGACCTTTTTAACTATTCAGCGCCAGCACTTCCGAGTCCACCGAAAGAGCGCGCATTTGACGGCAAAACCTATGAGCCCGACCAGGATCACGCCCGCCTCAAAGGCCAGCTTTGGCGCGTATTCCAGCTAATGAGCGATGGCAAATGGCGAACATTGACCGAGATTGCCGAACAGGCCGGAGGGAGCGAGGCCGGAGTCAGTGCGCGATTGCGCGATCTGCGGAAGGAAAAATACGGCTCCAGAGAGATTGAGCGGAAGCGGGTGGACGGCGGCCTATGGTGCTATCGGATGAAGCCATTGGGGGATGTTTCGCTGATTGGCGGGGCGGAATGATGACCCGCGTCAAACTAACAAATCCGCAGCGCCAGGAATTGATAAACGTCTATCTCACTCAAGGCTTGAGCGCAGCAAAGCCACTGTGCGCCGAACTCGGAATCGATCCTCGCAAGATATCACAATATACCCGAGCAATCGGCATCAAGGGCAAGCGGGGCAGGCCGACCGGCAAGCGCGTGGTCAGGCCAAAATATGTGAAGTGGGGATGGGCGGTTGAGCGGGGAGCGGTGGTCGTTTGAAATAGAAATGAATGCGTTCGCTGGAGAGACCTGGATGATTCCAGAACAGTGGCGGCGAACGTAACTGGCACTACCACGGGGCCTGACACAGTGCCAACCCGGTCCGAAAGGCGCGAGGGTTGAGGTCAGCGCGGAGGGGTAATCCGCGACAAGTCGGCGCCAATCTGATCCGCACCCCGCGCGATCAGGGTCCGAAGCGACGGCATGGCTCCGGCCGGCAGTACGCTAAGGGCACGGACCAACCTCACATTCCGTGGGGCTGGTCGTCCTGTGTCCTTCGCTCAAGCATTCCACCAACCGGCAGGTGGATAAGAGCCATCGAAAAGAGAAATTGATGAAGATTGATCTTGAGATGCTTGAGGCAATGGTAGCGAACGGCGCAACGGGAGCGATGGTTTTGGCGGTGATAAGGCTGGAATGCGAGCGACACGAGGCCGCAAGAGCTGCGCGTAGGCCCGTGGAAGCTGAGAGCAAGCGTCGGACCCGCGGTGGAAACGCGCGGACAATGGTGGAAACTGGTGGACATGATGTGGACAAGGATAGGACATTGGTGGACATGCAGTTTGGAGAGTTCTGGAAAGCTTACCCGAAGCGGTCGGGATCAAACCCGAGGGCGCCAGCGGCGAAACTTTTCATTGCAGCCGTCAAGGCTGGGATCAGCGCCGACGACATCATCGCAGGAACCAAACGATACGCGACAACGGAGTCTGCAAAGGTCGGCACTGAGTTCATTCCCCAGGCGATGAAATGGCTACGCAACAAATGCTGGCAGGATTATTCCGCGGCCTCTGCAGAGCCAGCCGAGAAGATTGATTGGGATGCGGTGCTGACATCTTACAAGAACTTCGGCCACTGGTCACGGTTTGCCGGGCCGCACCCTGATTCTCCCGCCTGCCAATGTCCCAAGGAAATGCTTGTAAAATATGGACTTTTGGCTGATTCGCAAGCGGCGTAACTGTGTGTCCAACTTACTCTACATCACTGGGAATTTGAAATGCTGCCAAAGATCGAAATCGACGTTGAGAATCTACTCCGCTGGGCCTACCTGGACGAGCTTTCAAAGCGCCAGACTTCAAGCGCCGAAGGCACATGGGACCAGATAAACCTGATAGGCCGGCAAGGCACCGAGATCGACCACGGCCATGGATCGGCGCAGCGATACTGTCATTTCGGGTTACCTGATCCTGACGCGCTGTTAATCGAGAAGGCCGTGGCAGGACTTGAGGATTTAGTGATCGACTGGGAACAAAGCTTCGACGCTATCGCCGCCGAACTGTCGGGCCTGATCTCGGTAAACGATATCACAAAACGCGGCAAACAACCACGAGCAACGAAAGCCGGTTGGGGTAAGGCCGGCGCGAAAGCGGTCAAAGTGTTTTTCGGCGAAGAGCCTCGACAGGCGCAGGACAAACCACGAGACGTTCTAATGGTTGGAGGGCTTTGCACCGGGGCGCTGGTGACCATGCATGCGGTAAGAGGTACGCGGCCGGACTGGATCGAGGATAGCCCGAAACCGGAACGAGTCCCCGCCGCAAGCGGTCCTAACGCCATGGTGGTTGGAGATTGCCGGGGCAGGAATCTATATTCGATCGGGTCGTATTGTCCGCTGAAGTGGGAGCCGTCGCCGCTGTCGATCGTGAGCAGCCGAGCCGAATATGTCGCGTGGCATGATGGGCTGACCAGGATCGCCGAGACGATTCAGTTAGCCAAGTTCACGCCGCTACCGCCGAAAGTGTCTCGGACGCCGTGGTTGGAGGATGACAGGGAAAACCCCGGCCATAGCATCAAGCCTGTTATGCCGACGCCGAACAACAATGTCGGCGCTTGGGGTACGTTGCCTCTTGTTCCGTCCCGCGGGAGAATGGGACCGCCATTAAGGCAGCAAAGGGCAGGTCCGGTACGGTATCTGGAGCTAGGCGCAAAATCTTGTGGGTGAGGGGCTTTACATGGGCAAACTATTGACATACAACAAACCATTGGAATTTTGTTTCAAGGCAACCCGTCCGGCAGCAACGCCGCGGCGGGTTTCATGTTTTGTGGACCGCCGCGAGGCCCGGCTACTCGAACAGATCGAGGCGGCGTGATGGGCGATAAGCACAAGAAAATGGTGCGACGTGCTGCTAGGCAGGCGGCGGAGAATTTTGCAAAGAGCTTAGCACGCATGCCCCGACTTGGCTTTGAGCCCGGCAATATCGTTTCGGTCAACGGACGGGAATTTGAGGTCCGGCGCGTTCGCGGTCGTTTCGTTGAATTTACGGACGGCTCCAAAATGAGGATTATTCCCTAAATGGGCCAGGTCCTCGAATTCAAGCAGCCCAAGCCGCTGAAGGGCTTCATCCGGGACGAGTTGGTTTACCCGATATGCGTGCGGTGCGCGCGGGTTCAGAATTTAGGCAAGCCAGATAGCTACATTTGCGGTGGTGGCTGCATGAACCTCCACAATCTTGCCGAGCCCACCATAGACCTGCGCGAGATAGACTCGGGAATGCCCAGCGATTCTCCGTATGGGAGACCTGAGAAAGAACCGGCGTGATTAGCTACTCGCATTGGGGAATGTTCCCCGCTACGGCATGGTTTATATCGATAAACCGCGCTCTCTCGACAGAAGAAGTCGAACGGCTGAAGGCCGCTTGGCATGAATTGGGTCGAAGCCGCATCCGTTTTCTTGAACCACTAAACACCTGAGACAATCTACAGCATGATCTGCTCCGCTTGTGGCGGAGAGCATGAGCGCCTTAACCAGCGCTACTGCTCGCCCTGCCATGCCTCCTATATGCGGGAATGGCGTAAAACCCACCCGCTTGGAATTGAGCAGAAGAAGCGGGATGCTGCACGTTCATACGCCAACGTCTATAAGCGGCGCGGTGTTCTCAGTCGGACGCCTTGTGAAATCTGCGGCGATGTAAATAGCGAAATGCACCACCCGGATCACGAGTTGCCGTTAGTTGTTGTTTGGCTTTGCTGGTCATGTCATCTTGATTGGCACGCGATATTTCGTGAGATCGCAGCCGATGCGTGGTCCTTCTGGCAAGCGAAGGCGAAGGCCGCGAAAGCCGGGACAAAGCGGAACGATCAGGCAGCGTAGTTGCCACGTGAAACAAAAGTTGCCGTTTGTTCTCATTTTAATCTGAATAGGACATGGTTTCCGAACCGTGATGCTCGGCCTCTTTGAGAGCCTGGACAACTCTTTCTGCGATCTCCCGTGTTGGGAGGCCAAGGATAGGCTCGCTTATCCAATGATCGATGTAGACCGCCCATGTTCCGTCGGGTGCTTCGTACAGGAACTCGAAGGGATCGTTTAGTACAGCCACTGCAAGCCATGTCGGCATGGTGTGATGCTCCAGTATGGCCCAACTATAGCACGGATGAATTAAATGAGCGAAGACACCGAAGCGCTCAAAGCAGAAAACCACCAACTCAAACAAGAGGTAGCCCGCATGACCAAGGAAGTACACGACCTCCACCTTGCGGTAGCTGAAGCCAAGGCGGTAGCAAGTGAAGCAATCGACAAGCTCAATGCCAAGAAGACCGAAGGCATTGATCCAGTTGCGATAGCGTCGGCAACACGGGACTTGGCAGGCGTAACGGCCAAGCTTAGGGAAGCGATGGCGCCGCCGGCCGCACCGAAGGCAGACGAGACTGTCGAAGAACAGCCCGCCAAGGCATGGTCGTCAACCTCTGCCTAATGTTACGCCCAAGACGACAATACCAGCGGAGTGAGGCAGCTAAAGCATACCGTGCTTGGTATAGAACCCCACGCTGGAGAGAACTAAGGGCACAGCAGCTAAAGCGCGAACCTCTGTGCCGCATGTGCAAGAGCATGGGTCATGCAGTGAGAGCAACGGTGGCCGATCACACTAGGCCGCACAAGGGCGATCCAGCGCTGTTCTGGAACCCAAACAATCTTGGATCGCTTTGTAAGACGCACCACGACAGCACCAAGGCCCGAGATGAAGCCCGAGGCTCAATATCAGGCGCAAACACATCCGGCGCACCGATCGACCCAAAGCATCATTGGAACGCATAGGGGGGGGCGGTCAGATTTCCTACGACCTTGGGAGCGGGGACCGCATGGGCAGCGCCATTTGGCTAATTGGCCTTAGAATTGGTTTTATGAAATGAAAACGCGCGGTAGGGACTCGGCGGCCTCGCTTGAGGTCATTCCATTTGTGAAGCCGCTTGAACGGGTTGAGCGTCCTCGGCCGCCTGCTGAACTGACCGACGACCAGGCCGAGGAATGGCTATCGGTGGTGAACCGTATGCCTGCTGACTGGTTCCCGCGGGAGACCCACGCGCTGCTTTTGGATTATTGCCGGCATGTCGTGATGTCGCGGAAGATTTCACAGCTAATTCAACAGATTGAGGCTGGCGACACCCTGGACGTAGTTGAGTATGACCGGCTCGGGAAAATGGCGGAACGGGAAAGCCGGGTCATTGCCTCGCTCGCGACCAAGATGCGGATGACCCAACAGACGAGCTATGACAAGTCGAAAAAGAAGCCGATCGTCACCCGCAACCCATGGGAAACCTGAGACCCGCGGGGAGCGGAATATCCGCTGGGTTCAGGAGTATTGCCGGGTTCCAGAGGGCAAGTTTGTCGGCAAGCCGCTGAAGCTGGCGCCGTTCATGAAGGCGGACTTTCTGGCGATCTACGACAATCCCAACGGAACCCGAAGGGCGATCATCAGCCGGGCGCGGAAGAATGCCAAGACGGTTGAGGCGGCGCTGATCCTGCTCTTGCACCTGTGCGGGCCGGAGGCGAAGGCCAACTCGCAATTGAACAGTGCCGCTCAGTCTCGGGACCAGGCTGCGATCCTGTTCGCACTTGCGGCCAAAATGGTTCGGCTGTCGCCGGCCCTGAACGACGTGGTTCAGATCAGGGAGACAGCCAAGCAGTTGGCATGTCCGGCTTTAGGAACCCACTTCCGGGCATTGTCGGCGGACGCCACCACGGCTTACGGACTGTCGCCGGCTCTTACGGTTCATGACGAGCTAGGGCAGGTCAAGGGGCCGCGGTCGGAACTGTACGAGGCATTGGAGACGGCAACGGCGGCGCAAGAGGAACCGCTGTCGGTTATCATCTCGACCCAGGCGCCGACTGATGCGGATTTGCTCTCGGTCCTGATCGACGATGCCAAGGCCGGGCATGATCCGCGGGTGGTGCTTAGGATCGAGAGTGCCCCTGACGAGATAGACCCGTTTTCGGAAGAGGCGATCAAGGCGGCGAACCCGGCTTTCGATTTCTTCATGAACAAGGCCGAAGTGCTGGCGATGGCGGAGGACGCCCGCCGAATGCCATCGAGGGAGGCCGAGTACCGCAACCTGGTTTTGAACCAGCGGGTCGAAGCGTCGTCCCCGTTTGTTTCCCGGTCGCTCTGGCTGTCCTGCGGAGATCCGGTCAAGCCGATCGCGGGCGTTCCGGTTTATGGCGGACTCGATCTATCAGAGGTCAAGGACTTAACCGCCCTGGTGCTGGTCGGGAAGGTCGAGGGGATTTGGCAGGTCCACCCAACTTTCTGGCTGCCGAAGGACGGGCTGATCGACAAGTCTCGCACCGACCGGGTTCCCTATGACGTGTGGCAGCGCGAGGGGAAGCTGATCGCAGCTCCGGGAAAATCGGTCGATTACGAATATGTCGCGCTTTGGCTGAGAGAACAGTTCGAGCAATATGATATCCGAAAACTGGCGTTTGATCGTTGGGGGTTCAAGCATCTCAAGCCTTGGCTGTTGAAGGCCGGGTTTACCGAGAAGGAAATCGAGGACAGGTTCGTCGAGTTCGGGCAGGGGTTCCAGTCCATGAGCCCAGCGCTTCGTGACCTCGAAGGCGAAATCCTCAATGGCCGAATAGCCCACGGCAACCATCCGGTTCTGACAATGTGCGCTGCAAACGCGGTGGTGCAAACCGACCCCGCGGGGAATCGTAAGCTAACCAAATCGAAAAGCTCGGGACGGATTGACGGCATGGTGGCGCTGACAATGGCGATGGGAGCGGCACCTTTGACGAGCGAGCCGATTGCATCGATTGCATCGATGATTGCATGAACTATCAAGGCCCTTGCCGGACTGCGAAC